TGTGAGCTTGATTGTCGAATCAAGTAAATTTGAAGTTGTCAGCAATGGTCTATTTCTAGAATGACGGTTATCGGAACATAACCCCACCCCGAAGATGTGCGATGAAAAAAGGTAGGGGTTTTACAGTGAAGTTGATGGACGGAAGGGCTAGATATGCCGCGCTTTAGTTCTCGGACATTGGCGATTGTGCAGCGAAACGTGGGCGAGATGCTCACGGATATTTGCACGATTAGCCGTGAGACGGGGGCGACGGGCACGATGGGCGAACCGCTGCATGTGCTGGAGGTTGTGGCGTCAGAGGTGGCGTGCCGGGTGATCCGGTCGTCACAACGGCTAGGATCATCAGCAATGGCGATAGTGGGGAGCCAAGAGGCGATGGTGGAAGTGTACCGGTTGATTTGTCCTTCCGGAACGGCGTTCACGGTGGATGATGTGGTGACGTTGGCAAGTGATGGCAGCGTGTACCAAGTTGTGAATGTCGAGGATAAGTTAACAGATGGCGCTTTCGCCGGGGCGGTAATGACACGGGTGCGGACGTAATCCGCGCCTGCCTTTCCGTGAGCATGAGGGGAAGCAATGGCAGACATTGAGCTAGACCTAAGCGGCATTGAAAACTTACTACGCGCTACACCGACAAAGGGCGGGCGCTGGCTGACCGCGTTTGCTGAAAGCATCGTCACCGACATTAAACTGAGCATGAATACATCACCCCCCGGCAAGACGTATAAACGCGGCAAGGTTTCGCATGTTGCTAGCCAAGAAGGCTTCCCCCCCAACGTAGACATTGGCACGCTACGGGCTTCCATCTACCAAGAGAATACGGGCAGCTTCGAGCGCACGATCAACGCAGGGACGGAATACGCCGAATATTTGGAAGACGGCACCGAGAAGATGGGCGCACGGCCATTTATGCAACCGGCGATTGATCGGGCGAAGGGACGCATTGAGGAAGATGCCCAACGCAACTTGGGGCTTGAGGACGTATGATTGCCCAACAAGCGCTTTATGAGGTGTTGATTTCACGACTGCGAAATGCATCGCCGCTGTGGGGGGTACGGGTCGAACCGCTGACGACGGCAAGCAGCCGATTGGGCGCACCGGGGGCGGACGGCAAACGCAAGCTGTACGTGGTGTTTTTCGAGGTGAGCGGCGGGGCAAACAAGGTGAATCCGCATCGTAAGAATGCTGAATTCGTGATCAGCGTTAAGGCGGTTGGCGGTGACATGGCGAACGTGATGGCCGCCAGTGCGGTGATCAGTACGTTATTAGATGAGAGTGGACGGCAAGATGTGGGCAGCGAGGCAGCCAATCCCCATTTGCCGATTCATGCAGATTGGGATGTGACGACGATCACCGAAGACCGTGACATCTGGCTGGAAGAACTATTTTCAGGCGCGGAAAGCATTTACCACGCCGGGCATCAATATCAAGTGAATATGGAGAAGAAATAAAATGGCCGTCACTAACACGAACAGTGTATACCTCAGTTGGAACGGGTTCAACATCAGCGGGTATTGGGCAGAAGAACTGAACTATGAGCCTTCGGTTGATTCCGAAGACATGACGGCTGGAGCCGGTGCGACGCACGTGGCACGCTTGCCCAAACTGAAAGACAACAAGATGGGCTTCATGGTGATGTACGACGATTCGACCATTGCAACCTACGTGCAAAACCTCAAGGAAGGCACGGTTGGCACATTGATCTATGGGCCAGAAGGCAGCACTACCGGCAAGCCATGCTTTACCGGGTCGATGCTGTTGGAGTCAATCAAGTTCAGCCAGTCGGTGGATAAGAAGAAACTGGCGTTTGAAGTGTCGTTCCTTCAGGCGGCGACTCCGACCAAGACGATCCAGAACGGCGACACATTCTAGGTTAAGGGGCATACATGGTTAAGAAGGCGAAGGACAAAGGCGAACGGGCGACATTTGATTTCAGCCACGTGGGGCGCACATGGTCAACCGAATTTCGCGACAGCATGACCAGAGGATCACGGGCGCAAGAGCTACTCAATCGTCCGTTTTTGACACGACCACCACGCGCGATTGATGCGGATGCGGACGATGACGAGGTTGAAGCCTACGAAAAAGCTGTGCAGGCGTATGCTGATGCAGAGCAGGCGTATTATGATCGCCGTGAGGAAGCGGTGCAGACGATGGCAACGCTACCGGATGAACAGGCCAAGTTGATCGTGCAGGTGCTGGCGAGCGTGCCGCGTGAATGGCTGCGACAGGACGCGCCGGAACAGCTTGATTGGTCGGACGTGGCTAGCTTAGATTACATCACGCCCCCGGGTTACGGCAAGATTTTGGAAATGATCATGACGGGCGACGCGATGAACAGCGTGAGGGAATCCGCAAAAAACTAGGCAGCGACTATGCATGGGCTTCGAAGTATCCGGGCAGCCTCAGTTTTTTCCCTGATGAGATTGACCGGATCACGAACGCCGAGCTGGTGATCATGGGTGTGCCACCTAGCGAATTGATGCATATGTCGCTGCAACTCAGGGAAGATGTGTTGGAAATCCATCGGGCTAAGCAGGCATTAGCCCACGGAAAATTACCTAGCTAAACGCTCCTCAATACGGGAGCGTTTTTGTTTGGTGCGTTACCTAGCAGGGCAGATGTTAGGGTTGCTTTGAGACTTGATAAGCAACCTTATCGGAACTTGATGTATGGCAAAAGTAGTCGCGACACTGCAAGCAATCCTCAGCCTGAATGACAGCCAATTCACGACAGGCATGAACAACGCCAAATCCAGTATGCAGGATGCATCTGGGCGCGCCAAAGCGATGGGCAGTTCAATGAAGTCGATTGGTGGCGAGATTGCTATGGTGTCGGCACCGATTGCGGCGGCGTTTGGTGTAGCAGTCAATCAATCCATGAAATTCGACGAGGCCATGACGAACACGGGCGCGGTGTTGGGATTGAGCCGCCAACAAATGGCAGGCATGAAAACAGAAATACTGGCGTTAGGCGGTGCCAGCCGTGAAGGTCCGCAAGCGGTGGCGGACGCCATGTATGACATCGCGGGTGGTGTGGCAGACGCCAGCACGCATATGGCGATTTTGAACGCGGCTATTAGTACCAGCCAAGCGGGTAATGCCAGCCTTGCAGGAACCACCAAAGCACTCATCAGTACGATGAATTCCTACAACTTCACAGCGGATAAAGCGGCGAAAGTGTCTGACGTGTTGACCCAAACGGTGGGCAAAGGCGTCGGCACGATGGACGAATTCGCGGCGGCTTTGCCAAACGTCACCGGCTTGGCAGCCTCGTTAAGCATCCCGCTGGAAGACGTGGGATCAATGATGGCTTTCCTGACGACCAAGGGCAACAGCGCAGCCGAATCAGCCACGATGTTGGGCGCGAATATGTCGGCGTTGATGAAGCCCAACGCGGATATGAAAGCGGCGTTGCAAGAATTGGGGTTTGCGTCGGGTGAAGCGGCGATCAAACAACTAGGACTTGTGGGCGCACTACAGGCTATATCTGGCACAACGACAGCGGGAACGAACGGCATGGCGGCGCTGTTGGGATCACAGGAAGCGGTGCGGGGCAGCGTGGCGCTGTTGGGCGAGGGCTTCAAGGGATTTGACCAAACTTTCAAAACGTCGATTGATGGCGTGACGAGCCGAACCGAAGCTATTCAGATGAGCAGCCCGGCGGCGCAATTCGATTTGCTAAAGTCCAGCATCAGCGAAACGGCGATTAAGGCAGGGGACGCATTAGTGCCTGCACTGGTCAGTATTTGGGAAAAGGCGCAACCGATCATCACCAGCGTGGGCGAATGGATCAGCAAGAACCCTGAATTAACTTCACAGTTGGGGTTGCTGGCTATTGGCGGCGTGGTGGTAGGCGGCGCGTTGTCGGCATTGGGAACGGTCATCGCTGTGGGCGGCACGTTGTTATCGGGCGTTGGGGCGCTGATCGCGTTCTTGAGTGGCCCGGTGGGGTTGGTGGTGCTCATCAGTGGGTTGGTGGCAGCGTTCGCACTAGGGTATCCGGGCGGCTTGCCAAAACTGTTAAGCGATGCGGCAAATTCATTCAAGCAGATTGTTTCGATCATCAGCTATGCATTCTTAAATTGGGTGCGAGATTTGGCGCAATCGTTCCACGATCTGGCCGTTCAGTTGGGCTTGGCAACGGATGCCAGCGGCAAATGGAAAGAGGGCGGCGCTACTTTTAGCGGTGGGGGTCAGCAGGGCGGCGGCTCCAGCGGCGGCGGGTCGGTAGGGTTTGGCGGTGGGAAAGCTGTGGGCGGGGCGGTCACTAGTGGCATGTCGTACTTGGTGGGGGAGCAGGGGCCGGAACTGTTCACACCGAGTTCAAGCGGCAACATCAGCACGGCGAGTGAGACGGCGGGCATGATGGGCGGATGGACGATCAACGGGGGGATTCACATCCATGCCAATTCAGAAGCGGAAGGGCAAGCGGGAATGCGTGGGGCATTGGCAGCGGCACGGGCGAGGGGCTATTAAATGAATACGTTGAAGCGCTTCGGGAGTGGCAGCAAGCTATACACGTTTCCGGCCAATTCGCAGGTGAATTACAGCGACAACTTTGCGAGCTTGATCACCAAGACCAGCCGGATGGCAGGCGTCAACGGGGGATTGAGCGCATTGGGTACGGGGCGGGGACTGTCGCCAATCGGGACGGTGCGGGCGGATATTTGGCTGAAGTTTAATGATTACGTGGAAGCTACCGATAATGTTGCTTCGCTGCGTCAGATGGCGGATTGGGGATTGATGCCATTGTGGAGACAGCCGTTGTATGGGGCTGAACAATTTTGTTGGGCACGGCTGACCGATTTGCCACGTCAGGAAGATGTGAAGAATGTGCCGCACAAACAGATCAAAATTCCGGTGACGTTTGAAGTGCCCGATCCGTTCTGGTATCGGTCAGTCAGTGGGCGCGGGTTCTTGTGGGACGATGGATCGGCACAATGGGATGATGGGACGGCAAAGTGGGATTTGTC